AGATGGAAGTCAAGCAGGCAGAGGCAGCATTTGATATCCAAAAGATGCAAAATGAGGCACAGCTTAAGATGATGCTTATGGCTAAAGAGTTTGAGTATCAGCAGCTATTAGCTGGCGTAAATGCTGAAGCCTTGAAGGGTAGAGAAGAGATAAAAGAAAAGGCTAAGGATGGTAGAATAAGTCTACAGAATAGTCAGCAATCTAAGTTAATTGATCAGAGAAAGAATAACCTACCTCCTATGGAGTTTGAATCCAATGAAGATTCACTAGATGGTTTCGATTTCGCTGAATTTAACCCAAGATAGTATAAATAAAAAAGTATTAATTTTGTACAAAATATAATCAAATGGAAATTAAAGTAAAAGAAGTTGATGGCGTAGAGAGCAAATCCAAACAAGAAGTAGAGGAGGCGTTACTAAGCCAGCAAGAAGAGCAGAATAGTGATGAACCTACTGAAGAGGTTTTNACTGAGAATGCAGTTGAAGAAAAAACTGAAGAGGTTAGTGCAGAGGATGCACAAATCACTCAGTCCTCAGAATTGAATGAGGAAGACGTTCTTTCATTTATTAAAAATAGGTACGACAAGGAGATTTCATCTTTCGAGGATTTGTTTGCTCAGAAAGAGAGCAATGAAGAAATCCCAGAAGATATTTCTGCTTACTTAGAGTATCGAAAAAAAACTGGTCGAGGATTTGATGATTACCTAAAATTAGGTAGAGATTTTGATTCAATGGATGAAGACCAATTGCTAAAAGAATACCTTGTTACAACAGAAGAAGGTCTTGATGATGAGGATATTGATGTCCTGATGCAGGATTATTCTTTTGATGAAGATTTAGACGATGAGTCTGATATCAAGAAGGTAAAATTAGCAAAGAAAAAAGCGATTGTAAAAGCTAAAAAGTTTTTCAACGAGCAGAAGAGCATGTATAAAGAGCCCCTTGAGTCAAGTACGGCATCCATGTCTCAGAGCGAAACAGAAGAGCTTAAAGCTTATAAACAATATATAGAGCAATCTAAGAGCCAAGATGAAGAGCTTAGGCGTAAGAGAGATTGGTTTTTGAATAAGACCGATAGCCTTTTCAATGATGATTTCAAAGGTTTTGAATTTAAAATTGATGAAAAGAACCTCACTTACAGCCCAACTTCAAGTCCTGAAGAACTCAAGAAGACTCAGTCCGACAGTTCTAACTTCTTAAAGAAGTTTATGAACAAGGATGGATTGATTGAGGATGTAACAGGATACCACAAAGCTATGGCAGTAGCCATGAACCCAGAAAGGTTTGCCAATTTCTTTTATGAGCAAGGCAAGTCAGAAGCAACTGATGATGTTACGAGAAAGATTAAAAATGTGAATATGTCTGATCGTAGATCACCTGAGTTGACTAAAAGAGAAGGGTTCCAAGTTCGCTCCGTAAACCCCGACTCAGGTCGAGGATTAAAAGTAAAGAGTAGAAACAAAAACTAAGACAAAAAACAATTATTATGGCAGGTTCAGTTCAAGCAACCCCAGGATTCGATATCCAGCCATCTGCACAGCAGGTAGCATTATCGACAAATTATATTTCTGATTTCAATTTTTTGAATCAGTATCTTCCTGACACTTACGAAAAAGAGTTCGAGCGTTATGGAAATCGTACAATAAGTTCTTTCCTCCGAATGGTAGGAGCAGAGCTTCCGTCAAACTCAGACCTTATCAAATGGGCAGAGCAAGGACGTTTACACATTAAGTATGAGAGCGTAGGTACTGCTGCATCAGCAGGAGACGACACTGCTACTTTTCAAGTAAACGATACTCTTGATCCAAACAGAGCAACTCAAGGCTTAACTGCTGGAGCTATTGCTATTAGGGTTGGTCAGACGGTATTTATCTCTCAAAATGGAGGTACTAAAGGAAGCAATAAAGGAGTTGTCACTGCTGTTGATACAGCTAACGGACAATTTGATGTTGCATTCTATGAGGCTGGTGGACTAGCTGTAGCTGGTACAGGATTAGCTAATGCTGATGTGACTTTATTCATTTATGGTTCAGAGTTTAAAAAAGGATCTGAAGGAATGCAGGGATCTTTGGAGGCATCAGATGATATCTTCGAGAATAACCCAATCATCTTGAAAGACAAGTATGCTGTATCTGGTTCTGACATGGCTCAGATTGGATGGGTAGAAGTTACAACTGAAAATGGTGCAGCTGGCTACTTATGGTACTTAAAGAGTGAGCATGAGACTAGATTGAGATTCGATGACTACTTAGAAACAGCAATGATTGAGGCAGTTCCTGCTGAAACTGGTTCTGGTGCTATCGCTGCTTCAGTTGGTTTAAAAGGGTCTGAAGGTATCTTCTACGCAGTAGAGAACAGAGGTAATGTGTGGGCAGGTGGAAACCCTACTACTCTTCCTGAGTTTGACACTATCGTAGCTAGATTAGATAAGCAAGGTGCTATTGAGGAGAACGTATTGTTCGTTGATAGAGATTTCTCTTTCGACATTGACGATATGCTTGCTTCATTGAACGGTTACAATGCATCAGGAGCTTCTAACGCTGCTTCTTTTGGTTTGTTCGACAATGATGCTGAAATGGCATTGAACTTAGGGTTCTCAGGATTCCGAAGAGGTTATGACTTCTACAAGTCTGACTGGAAATACTTGAATGATCCTACAATGAGAGGTGGTCTATCAACAGGAGCAGGTTCTGGTCGTGTGAACGGTCTACTTGTGCCAGCAGGTTCAACTACTGTTTATGACCAAATACTTGGTAAAAACGCTAAGAGACCATTCTTGCACGTTAGATACAGAGCTTCTGAAACAGAAGACAGACGTTACAAAACTTGGATCACAGGTTCAGCAGGTGGAGCCGCTACTAGCGATTTAGACGCTATGGAGGTTAACTTCTTGTCTGAGAGAGCTGTATGTACTATGGGTGCAAACAACTTCTTCTTGTTCCAAGACTAATACCTAATTCAAACTGGTGGTCACATCTTGTGGCCACTAGTTTATTTATAAATTATAATTAAATCGTATAAAATGAAAAAAGTAGAATATGTAGACAAGGTCTACAAACTCACCAGAAGTGCAGCTCCGTTATCATTCATGCTGCCAGTTAGAAACTCAAGAAGATTTCCTCTATTATTTTTTGATGAAGAAAAGGGTACAAACCGTGCATTAAGATATGCTAGGAACCAAAGATCACCATTTGAAGATGAGCAGGATGGCAACGCCATTATTGAGGCTATTATTTTTGAAGATGGTATGTTAAGAGTACCACGCACGAATCCTGTACTACAGCAGTTCTTACATTATCACCCATTTAACGGTGTTAAGTTTATTGAGGTAAATACAGAGAGAGATGCGGAAGAAGAAATGAATAAGCTAAACATCGAGGTGGACGCTTTAGTTGAAGCAAGGGCATTAAGTATTCAACAGATGGAAACAATATGTAGAGCCGTGTTTGGCAAAGACCCATCTACGATTACTACTGCCGAGCTAAAGCGTGACATCTTGGTTTTTGCTAGAAGAGATCCGCAAGGATTTATGGATTCTATTAATGACCCAGACACTAGATTGCATGGTACTATCCATGAGCTATTGAATGAGGGATTTATTAGATATAGAAATAACAGGAGAGATGTTTACTTCAATACGGAGAACAATAAAAAGAAAATGATGACGATTCCGTTTGGAGAAGAACCTGTCCATGCAATTTCTTCATACTTTAAGACAGATGATGGAGTAGCAGTTTTGGAAGGTCTAGAAAGTTTAATAGATTAGCATAAGTTTTTCTTTTCATGATTGCAAAGGGAGGTCTCAAAATGAGACCTCTTTTTTTTTAGTATCTTTGTAAAAACATTTGCAAATGATTAACTCAGTAAGAAATACGGTTTTATCTATACTGAATAAGAACAACTATGGTTATATGCCTCCATCGGACTTTAACCTGTTCTCAAAACAAGCTCAGTTAGAGATATTTGATGAATACTTTTCTAGATACAACAGGTCAATAAACCTAGAGAACGCTAGGCAGTCTGGTAATGGATATGCCGACATAAAAAAGGCAAACGAAGAGGCTATTGATGTATTTTCAGAAACTAAGTACCTAAGACAAAGCGGTAATAACAAGTTCTTTCTACCAAGCATCACCACTACTGGAGATGACTTCTACATGATTAACACGGTTATCTGCTACACTAGTGTTTTATCTGAAGGATCAGCAACTTCAACAGTGGCAGGGTCCATTGCAGACACAAGCGCAGACTTTGTCACTGATGGTGTAAAGGTTGGTGATATTATATCTAATACTACTGACAAGCTCACTACGATAGTGACAGGGCTTACTAGCGACACACAGTTGGCTGTAGAAGACGATATCTTTGCCTCTGGCGATAGTTATGTCATTCACTCACAAAGTGTCTATAAAGAGGCTGAAAAGACCTCACAGAAGGACATCAGAC